GAACACGACACCCGAACTTTTATTAACAACGACACCAATATTTTGAATGAGATCAAGATCAACTCCATACGGTTTTACATTTGTTAAACCACCTGGAGTACCACTTGCAACATAAAGTGTGTCACCGTTTGTAAATTCGGATATTCCACTAATTCCGTTAGCTCTACCAAATGTAACAGCGGCACCCTCTCCATTAATTGGTATATCTTCATAAACAATACCGATTGCGGGCATCTTAGAGGCATCGGAAGCATCTGCCAATTCAACCTCAAACATGTTATTTCCATTAGAACCAGTAACATGAACTGCTTGACCTCTTGTCATAGGCACACCAGAAGTATTCTTAACCAAAACGATTGTCTGATCGGGGTATGCGTTAGACCACTCACTGTTGTCTTGGTCATATGTAAGTACTTGATTTATGAGTGGATTTGAGACCGTATTAGCAACATTCTCCAATTGACCCAAACGGATCTGAACATTGGAGATTTGATCAGTCACAATGGCAGTTGTTGGATCTAAAAAGTCCATTGTGTGGGTGATGAAGACATTGTCACCCTTGAGATGTGTGTTGGCACTCACAATTAGGGACTCTGTCACTTCAACATTTCCAGAGATATAGGCATTACCACTCACAGAGAGTTGTTTTGTTACATTGACATTACCAGAGACATATGTATTACCCACAACTTCAAGATCCTTGTCGGCATATACATTTCCAGAGACAGTCAATTCTTCAGTCACAGAGACATTTTGTGACACATATACATTACCAGTCACGAGGAGATCTTTGTAGGCCACAATATTCCCCGAGACATAAGTATTACCCACAACTTCAAGGTCCTTATCGGCATAGACATTACCTGTGACAGTGAGTTCTTCGGTCACAGAGACATTTTGGGACACGTATACATTTCCACTCACGAGTAAGTCCTTATAGGCCACCACATTACCGTCTACATAAGTGTTCCCCATGACTTCAAGGTCCTTATCGGCGTAGACATTACCAGAGACGGTCAATTCTTCTGTAACCGATGTATTCCCTGACACATACACATTACCATCAACGAGAACATCTTCGTGTGCGTAAATGTTCGCATCCACGTGGGTGAGACCATAGACGTGTACATTAATGTCTTCGTCGGTTTTCGGTACAAGTGTTTTGTCGATTGGTTTTGAATCGGTATAGGCAATTACAAATTCGTCGGATCCTTCGCGATATCCCATGACTACATTCGAAAGTGCATCTGGGCGGTGCATTAAAATACCTAAATCGAGGGTGGTATCCCCCGATGTATTATCTTTCCCCAATTCTACAATAGCATCCCTAATGGAAGTGTTTTCGGTATTGATAACTGTGGTATCCCCAGTTACTTGAAGGTTTCCTAAAATTGACACATTACCAGAAACAACAAGAACATCACGACCACTATCATCTACATATAGGTTTGAACCAACACTCACGGTATGTTCTGGGAATAAATTACTTAAACCCACAATGTTTGAAGTTGTAAAGCTTACACCTTGCGCAGTCGGCGCCGCACCAGTAAAAGTTATATTGTTTGAAGTTATATTACCAAAGTTTGTAGCACCTTGTAAACTTGTTTGAATAATATCCGTAGCTGCTTCACCAGACTCTGTAATTTCTTTAGTTGTACGATTATACATGAGAAGTACGATCTGTTTATCTTCATAATCCGTTCTATTTCGAACCGGTGAAAGATATACCGCATTCGATGTAGGCACACTAAACTGACTATTCGTTGCATTGAAGACAATGGTATTTTCAGCCTGGGCTTCCGCCTCTGGTACGTTCTTACCAAACCGAATCTTAGTAGATCGTTCCACCGCAGGTAAGTTCTTAACCATTTAATATAAGATAGTAAATTAATTTGCGTAAAGGAGACCTGCCATCCCATTTTCTATACGAAGTATATTGTAGTTTACAGCATAAATTGGGTCATCTATAGTCATACTCTCGCTCATAATTTTAGCTGATTCTACTCTACTGAAGTTGAGTGTTCCGGTTGGCTGAAGAGAACTTGTCATGAGACAGAAGCAATAAAGAAAGAAATCTGGAGATGTTACGAAATTCGTGTGATAATAGTTTGTGACATCGATGAAGTGTGGTTTACCCCATCTGTAATTTCCAAGATCAACACCATTTATACTCAGCTTTACTTTATTTGTTGGTGATGTGAGAGCGCTATTAACAGAAGTATTTGAAGAGGCAAGGTATTTCACGGGATGATTAAATGTCAAATCTTGAACAATTTCACCAGATGGAATATTCTTTTGAACTTGAGTAATGAGAAGGTCGTGTTTTCTTGTCGCAATATTACCTCGTTCCTCATTGTCTAGATAATAATAGTTTGCGAACATTTCAACATTGTAATTTGAAGCTGTAGAACCCCAATAAATTCTCAGTTCCACGTTATGATAATTGAGAGCCACCAATGGTAGTGCGCATTGTGGTCCTTCGCAAAAGAAAAATCGAAGGGGGTAAAAATATGAACGTGCGTGTACACCCGGGTGTGTACCAATAGCACTTCGTGACACATTTTGTGAAAATGTATCAATAGCAATTTTTTCTGTAAATATGGAGTCTTGTGTATCAACAACGGAACCACCGATGAGAAGTTCTACTTTGTCAATAATATTAGTCCATTCTGATGTATCAAGAGCTTGTGTTGTATCATCTATAGTCATGTAGATGTAGCCAAGCATATCACCACACTTTTCAATTTGAACACTTGACATCGAACCATTTTTCACATCCCCTCTTATTGTCTGCTTTTCAACGGATTGTGAAAAATTGGAGTGTCTTTTAAACGTGGAATTAAAGAACGATATCTCTGGGTTACCCATAATGTACTCATCCTGAGCACCAAGCGCCACAAGTTGAACAATACCAGAAGACATGTTATACTACTTTAATAGGAGAAAATTACAAATTTGGTTTTCTACACACAAATCTAATAACTAAAAAATTATCACCACTATCATCTGAGTTTTTAATAGTATCACCGTTTTGATCTCTGATTGTCACACTTAAACGATCAATGCGACGAATTGGATCAATGTACTGAGTAACAATTGGATAGTTGTCTTTGAAAGTAATGAGTGAATTACCGGACACATGTGTTGCGTTATCGGTTACAATACTTCCAAATGAACTTCTAACTTTACTTATGTGTGCCTGTTCCGATGTAAGAACATTTGAAGCTCGGTCATTGAAAATTGTATCCAATTCTTCAATAGAAACATAGCAATGCTCAGTCACGACATTAGAGTGAATGTGTGCGGCCAATAGTCTAGCCTGAACCACATTCTTGATGGGTTGTTGAAGATAAGAAGTAAAAGTATTGGCACTCTCCTGCCCAATTGAATCAATAGTTATGGTGTGATACTCATAATCGAGGTCTGGAATAGTTTGGGGCGAAGTAACCAAAGCCATTTAGTATTACCTTAGATTAAAGATCCACCGATTCCTTCATCAATTTCATAGCCACCAGCTTGTTCAGCGACGAGCCTTTCGGACGCACAGAGACCACCTGGTGTGAGGCTCTTGGTGTATGTGCTACCCTTACTGGTGTGGCCAGGGGCACATTCAAGGCGATGCTCGAGGTCGAAGATGGACTTTTCGTTGATAGCCTTGATAGTAATTGGTCTGGGTTGGTACCTGCTGGTGCTCTTCAACATCCCAAGAGCAAAGATAATTACAATCAAAGCAACAATGGTCATGATGGCATTTCGATTAGCACGGTTGAGGTTAAGCATTTATAATGTACATACATATTTTTTTAAAAGTGCGTTAAAGGTAATTTAATAGTTTCCTAATAGAGAGTAGATGGACGAAGAAATTGTCATTGATCGAGGCACCCCAAATGTGATGAAGTTGGATGCTGACGAACAGGCCCTGATGGATGAGATTGAGATCTCAACACCTCGTCCTCAGCCTGTGAGACGTCCAGCTCCTCAACAATCACGCCCACAAACACAACAACGCCAAGAAGCTATGGACGCTTTTGTAAATCCAAACAAACAATCAGCCCCACAAGCTCCACAGATGGATGAAGAAATTGACTACGGAGAAGATGAACCAATGTTTTTTGATGATGAACCAATGGAGGCTCAGGAAGAACAACCTTCAAAGGGATACACTTCTATTGACGAAGAGAAATCGGATCTCATTAACAAACTTGGTCGTCTCGAAAAGAAAGGATTCGCCGTAAACAAGAGACTTAATGCATACTCCAATATTGAAGAGTTGCGCTCCGAAGTAAAGAGAATTACTTATAGTATTGATGTTGAACAGTCTATTAGATTTTCTAGAAGAATGCTTGTAGCTTGTGTGACAGGCTTGGAGTTTCTCAACAAAAGATACAACCCATTTGAGATTCAACTTGATGGTTGGTCCGAATCTGTCATGGAAAATGTAGATGACTATGATGGTGTCTTTGAGGAACTTTATGTGAAGTACAGAAGCAAGGTCAACGTTGCCCCAGAAGTCAAGCTTATCATGATGTTGGGTGGTTCAGCGATGATGTTCCACTTGACAAACTCTATGTTTAAGAGTGCCCTTCCCAATATGAATGATGTTCTCAAACAAAACCCAGACCTTGTGAAGAATATGATGTCCGCGGTTCAAAATACAACACGCGCTCCATCTGGTTCAGCTGACGCAGCGCCAGTTGGAGGCACTGGTCAATACGAGATGCAAGGTCCTGGCATTGACATATCAAGCCTTATGGGTGGTATTATGATGCCGCCTCCACCGCCAATGAATACAACTGTACAAGTGCCAGTGACTGAACAAGACGACGATGACGATGTGTCTGATATTGTCTCGATTTCAGGGGAATCCACGGGTGGTGAAGTCAAGGAGGTGAATGTTGATGTGGGTAAATCAAAGCGAGGACGTAAAAAGAAGAAGACCGAAATTAATCTCTAGGTAAAGTATAAATGATAGGTTACTGTCCCTTGGAGGAACTTGAACCTCCCATGAAACAGCAGGCACCTCCTCCTGCCGCTGTTGACAAAGGGACCAATAAAGAAAATGGTCTCGAAGAAACTGAATGTAATTACGTCGTCATGGCTTTCATTGTCGGCGTCTTATTCTTAGCCGTCTCTGATTCCATCAGGGCATAATTTTAAATTTAATTCTACCACTGGGTCTTCCCCATTAGGTAAAATTAATAAGTAAAAGCTGCAATTTGCGTTTGACCGCCAGTTTGTGTATCAAGATCATCGTTGCTACTAAGATCTCGACTAATTTTTAAAAGTTTACCACCACAAGCTGACACCAATTCTACAGATATGTCATATGAATAAATCCGTTCGTTATCAATATTATATGGTTCTATACTTATACCTCGTTTACCAGTTGTAACTGTTGGACTCCATGGATAACTATTTGTTCCGCCGAAGAGATTCTTTGTGCCGATAGCTATATCATTATCTGGCGCAGTTTCATCACCTGTCCCACCCGAAATTTCAATAATCATGGTACTCAAATCTTTGACAGTCGATCCATCTGTTCTTCTCAACATGGCTATAATTTTAGCACAGAATGCGCCCGCACCAAACATAAGTTGGATATCTTTAGCCGTACCTTCCCCGATCGAAAAAGTTTGAGAATATTTTTTACACGCAACTTGATCATCGTTTGTAATGACACCACCTCTTACATGAAGATTTGTTTCTGGAGATTCACCGGAAAGGTTAACTCCAAGTTCGTTACCTATTTCAAATTCACCAGAAAAATTAATATCTCCTGCGATATCCAAGTTACCATCAATCTTGACGTGGGTGTGTTTGGGAATGATATGAACATTACCCGTATTACTCGCATAAATATTTGACAAACCAGCATTTGTAACAAACTCAACAATTGCGTTACTTGTTCCTGTCGCTTCTATTTTTTGCTTTTTGTTGTAAAGGTGAAAAGCCTCGGTCGGTACAGTTGTACCTATACCAATATTACTGTGGGTCGCTGTTTTCATGATTGTGATAGCATCTGTTTCACTATTGTTGTACTCACCTCCAATCATGAGACCTGCTCGTGAGTTGGTTGCGTCTTTGTAACCGCGAATGTAACCACCGTAGCCATCACCCTTGTGTATCACAATACCAGATTTTGTAGTTCCAGAACCCGCAGCTGCACCTTCCAATTTAAGCATATCTTGGCTATCCGTGTATGCGGTATACACATGAAGATTTGAACCAGATGGTGTAGTACCAATACCAAGACCACCCCACTTTGTCATACGCATTTTTTCTGTGTCATCGATGCGGAACACGAAATCTCTCGCGTCGGATGTACTGTTTATAACGTTAATTGTACCAGCTGCATCCGAACTAAAGGTCATACCACTTGTTGAAATACGTTGCTCAGTTGGAACTGCCAACTCACCATTTACAAAAAACCTAGTTTCATCTGTGATACCACTAGCACTTTCATTTGCTGTACCAATAAGAATGCGTCTATTACCTGTAATAAGCATGACAGGTGTATTGTTGAATACATCTGAAATTGTATTATCCGCAATTATATCATCGACATTTTCTTGTGTGAGACCCGTTTCACCAGCTGTGTTATACACCTGGAAAGAATGTTGCGCGGCAACACTTCTTATTTGATCTGGACCAGCGAATTCTTCTGAAGTACCGTCGTTACCTTTGAATATAAAGAGTTCTGAACGACCAGATGTATCATATTGTCTTTCCTGCATAAACGTGTGGTGTCTGAGAGCACCTTCATCATTTGCTACCCCCGAAAATGCCAAAACATTTGAAACTCTTATATCACCCTTCACATCAAGGCGAGCCTTTGTTTCATCTGTACCGATACCAACATTACTTGAAACTCCGTCAATGAATAGAGCTGTATGTAAAACATTTGATACGGCATATACATTGTTTGTAATTCTAAAGTCGCGATCACCAGATTTATTGTCTAGACCAACTGCCCAACCCTGGTTTGCATCGTCGGTATATGTAGTGAATGCATCACCGGAAGAAGCTTTAACCTTTGCGGTTATAATAGCATCTTGATTGTCACCGCCAGTTGCGTTATATACAAGTAGACCGTTGTTATCAGGATTTCCACCACCAACAGAACTAATATGTACATTTGCTGTTGGATCTGTGGTACCAAATCCAACACGCTTGTCACTTCGTATCGACATGACATTTACATCATCATAGTTTCCATGCGCTAATTTGACATCCATTCTAGTTCTTGATCCCCCAGCTTCCCATCTATCCATGTCAAAAACAGCTTTGGCACCAAAACCGGATGCAGCTTCTCGAGCCATAATCATAACCGGTTTGGGGTTACCTGTCCCCGCAATACCGTCTTGATTTGTCACAACGAGGGGTGTCGTCGTGTGGTCATAACTAGCATTATTGGTAACTTGTCTATTTACATAAACGGTTCCACCCGAAGTATTCAATTTACCGTGTGGATTTGTTACACCAATACCAACTCCACCATATTCGGTTATAGTAAGTTTTGGTGTGCCGATTACACCTGTCTTCGAGGCACCAAAGTTAATACCTAGACCGGAACCAACGTGTGTCTCAATATAGGCATCACCTTCATTTGGTCTCACCCGCATTCGCATTGAAGTGTGATTAGCGAGACCCCATGTGTTACCAAAAGTAATTGTGTTCGCAAAGTTTATGCGAACAGGTGCCGCTATAGTGACAGTTTCACCGGGTGATGTATTTTGAATGGCAACATTACCAGTTGATGTTATACGCATACGTTCGGTATTTTTAGTTTTAAACCTAATTTGTTGATTAGCTGCCGTTTGAGAAGCAGCTTCAATTTCAATAGCACTTACATTTGAAGCCAATGTACCAGATTTCAAAATGAGAGCGTTAGACTCATCATTTGTAGCACTTGAATCATTTGCGTGAATTACAAGTTGTCCAGAAGATTTAATGTTATAAGTGCTGTCATCCGTTGTCACACCTGGACCACCGATGCGCATATCACCGGTTATCCGAGCAAAGTCTGTGAGAACATTTGATGAATATGTATTACCATAGACATACCATGTATTGCCATCATAGATGTTACATGTCACTACCGCAGGGGTACCTATATTAAGAGTATCTTTAGGTACTGTGTTCGCAATACCAGAAAGCCAACCATCAGCACCAGTGGTTCTAAGACCCTTTGCTTGAATGTTACCAGCAATTGAAATCACGGATGCGTTTGGATCCGTAAGACCAAGTGGATTTACGGTGACTGCGTTACCTACTTGAAGACCAAGGGGACCAATCTTAAGACCTTTGGTGTAAGTGTAGCCATCAACTTCCAATATATTCGAAGAGGCACCTGGGAGTACCACACCAGGTGGAGTACTCACTCTAAACTTGTCGCCAACACAAAGGTTACTCGTTGGATTTATATTACTTACACCAAGTTTATTGTTTACGTATACGTCACCGTGGACCCGCAAATTTGCAGTTTCAGAAGTTTTAACTGTAAATGACGATGTAGTTTCGGCGTCATCATCTGTTCTAAATATTGCCATTTCATCTTGCCGGCCAGCACCACCGCTTATAAATGCCACAGCGACATTGGAGACACCCTCATCTTGGCGCATAAGAATACCCGTCTCAGCAGTACCTTGATTTCCGTCACCCATGAGAATAATTGGATCTTGAACAATAAGGTTTTGTTGTTTAACATATGTAGCTGTATCGGTTACAGTGATATTACCGGTCACATCAATGTTACCCAAAATCCGAAGATGGGCAATTGTACCATCTGGACCATCCGGTGGTTTAATGGTAACATTACCAGTTAATATAGCAACATTTGCACCTTCGTTGAAAAATAGAATATTAGAACCAACATCAAGATTTGAAGTTGCAATAAGATTAGTTGTTTTTGTCGTACCCACAACACTAATTACATTTGATGCAAGACGATCTATAACAATATTTGACCCAGGGACCGTCAATTTATCATTGACAATGACATTTGTAGAAACTGTATTACCACTCACAGTCATCAGATCTTTACCCGTCAAGTCAATTGAAACTTTTGTTGTGTCACCACTGTTTACTTGAAAAGCTTTTGTTGGGTTTGTTGTGCCTACAGCGAGCTGGTTTTCAATAAAAAAACGAGAGGCTCTACCACGTTCTTTGAGGTCAAAAACAATTGTGTCGTCTTTATCTATAAAAAGAGCACTTCCAACAGAGAATTCTTTAGTTGGAGCTGTATTTGCGATACCCAATCTATCAACCACAACTTCATCCGCCTCAATTTCTCTAGTTAAGATACTCTTTACTCCTGTAAGAGTTTCTTCTTCAACGGGTTCTGCATCTAAATTTGCGACGTAAATTTGATCAAACCTAGCAGTTCTACCCATTTATACTTTAGTTTCCGAATAAAATTCCGGCCAAACCATCCTTGATCCTGAGGACATTATAGTTTAATGCGATAACAGATATCTCATTATCAAGAGCCCTGAGCACACCTTTCTCGGCGCCTCTGACTGTAAGCTTAGCATTATCAAGTCTACTGAAATTACAACTTCCAGATGGATTGTAGTCTGAGACATTTAGACCAAAGTGATACGCAAAGTATCTCGTGTGAAATAGATCTTCTGTATCTACACGGAAATCTGAAACGCCATATTTTGATTTGTAGTAATTTTGGACTGTATGAAAATACGTTGGTGTCATGTTTTCTAAGAGGGGTGTTCCATTAATTTGTATGTCGGCATTTTTGAATGTAAATCTATCTTTTGTCGGATCTGTGTGCTTTGCAGACATTCCAAAAAATATAGATTTTACTGGGTGATTTAATGAACTCAAATCAAAAACGTTGTAACCACCACTCTGAGTAAGGTTATCATAAACATTCGAAAGTGGATATTCTATTTTTTGAGTTTGAGTAATGACGAAATCCATCTGCCTCTTTACAAGGGATTCTCTCTCCTCTTTGTCCAAGTAGATATAATTTCCGTAGACGTTTATTTTTCTAATTGATTCCGTGTGGTCTGCTAAACTTGTTTGGTCGAAGTTTACCTTTACTTCAACTTGATGATTTGCGAGTGAAACCAGTGGTAAAAATGCTCCATGATCACAAAAGAAAAAGTGAAGTGGTTGAAAGTTTTTATGTGACAAGTTTGTTTTATTTGTGAGTTCTTGTGACTTTGTGTAACTGTCGGCTAAATAATTTGGCCATATATCCGCGTAATAGTCGTAGTGCTGAGAATCAATTTTTTGACCTCCAATATAAAGATCAATCGTCGAATTGAAAAGAAGATTTGAAGAAATATTTGATTGTCGGTCAAGACCTTCAAACCATAAACAATTTATCAGATCGCCAAGAACTGGAACTGTAAAATGTGGATCTTTGTCACTAATGGTCTTAATGAGCTTGGGGGCTTGAGAAAAATTTGTATGTCTCACGAACTTCATACGAAAGAATGAATGTCCCTCTTCGCTATTGAGGTAAACATCTTGTACTCCCTTGGACACAAGTTGAATTAATGCGCCAGACATTTAATTTATGCCCAGATTATAAAAACAGACACTTTCCCTGAGGAAACTCCGTCTTCTTCTCTTCTTCAGCAACCT